TCATCTATCTTGGACAGCTCGATAGACAGCCTGAAGAATTTCCCAAGTTCTTCTGCTTCAATGTGTTGTACGGTGTCGTTCTCAAGAATCCACCGGAGATCATTGGGCTTCCTCCTGCGCATTCGATTGCCGATCTCAACCATCTCGCTGCGGTATTTCTCTGCGATCTTTTGACGACCTGAGACCGTCAGTGAATTGTAACGGCCTTCAAAACGCTCATCAAGACCTCCCAAGAAGGCGCCGATCTGATCTTGGAAATTATAAAAATTAGCCTTGCTGAAATTATACTCTTTTTCAGTATTCAAGAAGGGCCTGAACGTCTCGCCCGACTGAGGGCCGATGAGACCTCTGTCGTAAATACGGGCGCGGTGATCGATGAAAGGATGATTACTGAAAGAACTGCCATCCTTCCGTAGCCACGCCATTGCCTTGAGCCTCTCGTAAGCATCGCCCCGAGACGCCATGAACTTCTTATATTCATTAAGACCGTTATAGTGCTTCGCCTTGCCCCGGTCATCTTCGAAATATAGCAACTTATTGATGAAGTCATAGAAATCATCATCGACTCTGTAGCGGGACTTAGATGCATGTGTCAACGCATCTACCATATTCTTGTCCATAAAGTCTTCAGGAAAGTCTGAGAAGCTACCGGTAGAGGTCACAGGGATGCGGGTGTCTTCGTAGATGCCTAGCTTGTTCTTCACAAAGTATGTCTTGTAGCCTTCACGGAACAACAGCCTATTGGCGTCATCTTTGACGCTCACTCGTAAGCCTATGTCGACTTTACGCGTCAGTTTAGAATACTCTTGGATTCGAGGGTCTACAATTCTGAGATTTTGAGAGAATGTGTCGTAGTAAGGGCCGAAATACTGGCCACTCATTCTGCTCTTCATTCGCCTCTTCTGAACGCCAAAAGTCTCCAATTCATAGAAATCAGAGACACGCTTTGAGCTAAGTAACTTGTCGCCGACATTAAACCATTGATTTCTGGTACCGCTCAAGCCAGCCAAATTATAGATATCTCTTCCCAAAGAAACGGCTAACTGGTCTTTGTCAGGAGAGTCTGCAAGTGCAAGACGGTAAGCGAACTTTGTGTAAAATAGCTCCAAGTCTTCGTCACTGATCAAGAGCTTGAGCTCGACAGGTATCTCTGTGTTAAGCAAGGGCTTCAGCTCTTTGGCGATCTTCGGGGCCACCGCGTCTTCCCACTTGTTCTTCTTTTTAATATTGCTTAAGAATTCACTGCCGAGTTCTTCTAACTGGGTCGCACCAAGGACAGGGTCAATGTAGTTGTCTTGTGTCAGTTTCTTCAAGACATCGCTATCTTTTCGGACCTGCGTCTCTATGGTGTCAGAGATGTTCATCACATCGAATTTTATCTGACCTTGCAAGACTGCCTTGAAATTTGCCCAAGGCTCAGGCTCTTTCCGGTAACGAGTAAATACAATACGGAGGTTATCAAGAATAACGGCACGTTGATTTACTCCCATCTGCTCTTCAAGAGAGTCCGAGAACTTCTCAATGAAGTCTTTATCAGACGAGGTAAGCTCTTCTGACTCTCTCAGGAGTCTCAGCTGATTGTTGTAGACGTCGAGGTTAGGCTGATAAAGTCTGACATCCTCGTATCGTCCCGTTATTGGGTTGTACTTAAGCTGATCTTCTGTAGGTGGCTTCGTAAGCACAGATCGTTTAGTTCGCCGCTTGTTACCCAGAAGATTGCCACGATAGTTGGTAATAGAAAGTACGCCATCGAGCTCACCTGCCTGTAGCTTGTAATACTCTCTCAATCGATTCTGCAACGCAATATCACCTACCAGATCATCCGGACGGGATATGCCCAAGTGAAGCGCATCCAGCTTTCTCTTTGCGTTTGCAAATTTAATGGTGTCGTTGGGGGCCGTATACTCGGAATCTGTGAGTTGTCGTAACCCTTTGATGCCTATGGGCTCACCGCCCTCCCTGCTAAAGCTCTTGAGATCTAACTGGCCCTTATTGTACAAGTCAACAGACTCAGCTGAACCCAAGTGACGTAGCTGTGTCTCCAGAGGCTGCTTTCTTAGCCAATCGTCATAAGTGCCTGCGACCGGTACAACGCCGTCGTAGTAGGCTCTCTGAGCAGGCGTAAGCTTCGAGATGTTGCGCTTCCGGACTTGCGCTACGTTCTCCAGAGCGCCGATGTCGCCCCAGTTCTTGACCACGGGTACGGTGGTACTGCGACAGTGGAAGTGTGCAGGAGGCAAGTGCCTGTAGTCACCTACCTCATACACATTCGCATCACGGTGCCTGCAAATCGGCGTCGTGTTACTGTCCAGGATAGCTATATATTGCCAACCTTGTAAAGCGCCTCTATTAGCCTCATACACAGAGTGATCGGCCTGAGCGGTGACAGACGTGATGGCGGTGGTCACAAGCGCCTTGGAATGGTTTCTGGTGATTTTGTGGACGTTCCCTTTCCTAACATCCAGCGCTATTTGCTCAGGAGCGCTGCCTGCTGCGATACCCTTCCGAATAACCTGTTCAAGTCGCTTCTTCTCGCTCAGCCTGACGTTATGCCATGCAGGTTCCAATGCCCTGTCACCTGCCAAAGGCCGCTTTAGCACAATCTCCTCGCCTATTGCTCTTGACGGCTTGCGGCTTCGCCAGATACGTGAGACAGCTGTCTCAAAGGACTGGAAAGTGTAGCTGACCTGATCATGGGCGAGGTCCAGTAAAGAGCGCTTAGTTGTCTGGAAAAGCGTCTTGTGTGTCCTTAACAACTCTTCATCTATCGCATCTCGTAGCTGATTGAAGCCCTTTGTTGAAAGCTTGGCGCCTCGTAAGAGCTTATCAACACGAACCTCATGACCGTCCAGCGTCAAGAAAACCTTATCTTGAACCGTCTTTTCGTAATTCCGCAGCATTGCTGCCCTATCAACGGCTTCGTCATACACTTTCTCATTAGCTGTCATACGCTTACCTTTCTAAATTAGGGCTATTGCCCGTATCATTATCACTAGATTGGACCAGGTTGTCGGCAGTTATCTCCTGCTTGCCTTCCTTGTCGTCATACTCCCCCGGCAACATGTCATTTTGTTGGAGAAGGCTCAGCCAGATATCACGAGGAATCAGACCGTTCTCATACCATTCGGTGGCGAGTCTCAGCCATTCAACACCGACTTGGCCGGCTTCAAAGTCTGAGGACATCGTGAATGAGACATCACTTGTCCTCACTTCAACACCGTACCGCCATTCAAGCATTACTGCAATGATCTGCCGGACGGTACTGCTTACTTGAACATTAAGAGAGCCTAATTGAGCCGTCTGCGTGGCGTTACGAATCATCAAGGCCACCCCAGACTGATTAGTCTCTGGAGCAAGGATACGGACACCCAGCCGAGCCATCTCTTCAATGGCTGAGGCGATTGTCTTCTCCATGTCTCCCAATGCGTCGCTGGGTGTCTCTAAAACACCTATCTCGTCGCCCTTCTCTAATCTGATCCACGAGCCAAGACCGGAGTCAACAACTTTGTCAAAATCCTCCTGTTGCATATCGGAGGCAATCCAAGGCGTATAGGTCGCGGCGCCATATAGCAGGTGATTACGTCTGCTGACTTTGTTGTACAGCGCGATCTCTTTGTCGATCAACGGTGTCAAGAAGGGCTCGTGAGGAGAATAGTCCCCGTTCAGCGGCCAAGCGGGGATATAAGTAAGACGCTCACCATTCTTCTTGATATCTGCAATAGTCTCTTCCAATTGGAATGACTTGCCGCTATTCTCTGGCCGGTACTGAGCCTGGCCGTTGATTGTCTCCGTCACCGTCTCGCCATCTTCCTGATATACACGGACTTGATAATACCCGTCTTCAGCTATCTCATGGACCCAGACAGTCTCTATGAGTTCGGGGTGGAAGGTGTCTTCATCTTCGTATGCTTCTTGATAACCTCTGACAATTACGCGCTTTAGGCGAAGCTGCCCAAACTCGCTGACTTCGGTCCTGACATTAATGACAGTCTCCGCCGACCATATTACAGGTGAGGGCTTGAACTTGAGCCTGTCTTTCTTGTCTAAGTTTGCCGCATTCGTCACCCTAGGGTAGCCGACATAGACCCATGTGCTGTCCGTCTTCATCTCTTCCCAAAGGGCTTCCTTAAGAAAGGCGGTGATTGGCGCTCCGTCTGTCCCGAACTCCTCCATAATCCAATCTTTGGCATCTTCGGGAACAGAGGCGGGCAGGGTTAATGAAGGCTGTTTACGAAGCAGAGTGCCTATTAACATCTTGGAAAACTGAGACACAATCCCAGGTAACTCTGCTTCCGCTTTAAAGAAGTTGTACTGCGCATCAGTCATGCAGGGCGAGAAAGGGATCAGTAAGTTACTGAAGTTGACACGGTCCACAACCCTGTCTCGTTGCTTTACGTAACGCTCGCCACCACAGACGGCATGATTCTTATCCCAAATGGGCTTAAGTGATAAATAAGCGTCACTAGGGTCACCAACGGTTTTTGCAGAATTAATCATGGGCCAGCCTTATTAGTTGCGCAATGCCGCATTAAACTCTGCCACAGTACCTCTGAAAATATCCCGGCATGTTGAGCATGTGGCGATAATGATACCCTCTTCGTCTTCTGAGTCTCTGATATGCCAATGAGAAGGGACGCGGTCGGGGAGCTTGCTCAGCAGCTTACCCATTTTAGCGGGTGCCGTTGCTTTGAAAGGCGTTTCTTTGATCTCAGTCCGGGTCTCTACCACAGGGCTTAGCCCATCTTCAATTTCTTTCGCAGACTTAGGAGAAGTTACCATTTTTTACCTCGATACATTTAAGTTTAGAAACATAGTTGCCTTTCCATTCTAGAAAGACCTGTAGTGCGCTTACGTATATAAAGAGCGCCAATCCGTTGAATAAGTTGACAGCAAGCCACGCCAACGATCTGTCTAGCGGTCTGGGGAAGTCTGTCAACTGTAAATATAGAAGTGCCATCGCTTGGGCGACCACACAAACAAGAAACATAGAGATGACCACTCTTAGGCCATCTCTTACGTGTTTGCATTTACGAAGCAAAGACAGATCGGCCACGGCTTGTAAGAGAACGCAAAGGTAGACCAACAAGCTTACGTAGTGAACTGTGGTAATCATTGAAGTAACCTCTCCGAGAGGAAAGTGAGAACTATTGCTACAGAGCTAGAGGCAACGACACCAGTCACCCAGATGTATCCCTTTTGTATCAGTTTAGCATTGCTCAGGTCGATTTTCATTTGCTGGACCTCAGGCGCAAGAGCACTATGCAATTCCACCAATTGAGCGAGGCTGGTGATTAGCTCGGAAAGCTGTGCCAAGCGCTCTTCTCTTTTTACATCTGAGTCTTCCAAACGTACCAGCCGACGTTTCACCTCAGCCTGTTCCGAGGGGCTTGACAGTTTAGATATAGTCTCCCAAGTACGGTCGATAACTTCTTCTTGTCGTTTTAGCCTTCGGTTCAATTCAACATGTTCTTCTGACATGGGTAACTCCCTCGGCGCTAATATTACTGCAAACGGATAGCGTCAACCGTCCCGTTGTGTACTATTCGGCACTGATGGTACAGGCTAGACCAGTCCCTGGCCATCTCCAACCATCCCCCGCCGTCCGGTGAATAGGCATAAGGCAAATCTTCCGGACACTTTTTTAAAAAGGCTTCTTGCATGAGGTCTTGTTGTATTACATATTTACTGCAACCGCTGAAAATCACGAGACACGCCAACAGCATGTATTTCATGGCTCAGCTTCCTTTTGAGTGGCATAGCGTTCGAGGAGACTGATACCTTCGGTGTCCAGGCATTCGACCTTATATATCGGTCTATCGACGAGCCGCACACGCTCTCTCTCGATAACTCTCTCGTTCACATTTAATCGACTCAGCTGTTTTTGAACCACCTGCGCTACTTCTGCTTCTTTGTCCAGGTAGCTCTGCATAATATCTTGCTGCACTGTCAACTGCTGAAGTTGTTCAGAATCGTGCCTGAGATTGCTTACGTGGTAGCCACCGCCGAATGCCGCGCTCACGCCGAGAACGACGCCGGCAAGTCTAAGCATACTTAGTCCCTACAAGCAGCCTCACATCGCCAGGTGTGATGCGGTCGGCAGGGGTCAGAAGCCTAAACACACCGGCGACTACAAGCGCTTTGGCTACAAGTTCGCTACAGAACCATGCAGACTCCTCTTGCCAGTCATTCCGTAGTGGCAGGGCTAAGAGGGCTTTCCAATCATAAGGCTTGCCCAGCTGTTTCATTAAAAAACTTTCAGCGGCGTTATCGTCGAAATCGTCTATTCTGATAGTATCTACTTTGTCCCATAGACGCTCTCCGGGCTTGTGTGCACTGACACCCCCTGACATGGTGGCCTCATAGACCGTGCCGTTGACTTCGACGGCCACATGATTCCAATCACTGAAGGTAAAGAAGCGGATGAGTGCGCCGCCGATATCGCTCGATCTGCAGAAATGAATCTTCATATTTATCGCCCCGCAGCATCAATGAAAAATTGGTCAACCCACGCGTCTGTCAGGCCCAAGTCCGCCGCCGCCTGGTTTAAGTACTCGTTGTCCCGATAAAAGATGACACTATCGCGATACCAAGTCGCCAGCTTCTTACCCGACTTGCCGGGCTGGCCCGCAACATGAGCCTCGAAAACGTCATCTACGTCCCGCTCGACGGCCTCCAGCATGAACTGGCGACGGGTGACGGTCAGGCCCTCCAGCTTGTACTCTCGGATTCTATTCGCCAGTTCTTGCGCTGTTCGCTTCATTACACGACCCTCACTTTCAGGTTGTTATT